TGACGATTTGGTAGAACTTTATGCACACTTGCCAGAACTAGTAAGTCACGTGCATTTACCAATTCAAAGCGGCTCGGATCGAATTCTTAAGTTAATGAGACGAAGATATACCGTTGAAAAGTATCTAGATTTAGTCTTCAGATTGAAAAAAAATAGACCTAATATAAGTTTATCTTCTGATTTTATCGTAGGCTTTCCGAATGAATCTCAACCGGATTTCGAAGATACTTTATCTGTTATAGACGAAATTAAATACGATGAGTCATTTAGTTTTATTTATAGCCCAAGGCCAAACACGCCTGCAGCTGAGATGGAGGATAACGTTAGTCCAGAAGAAAAAAAAGAAAGGTTAGCAATCTTACAAAACCGACTCAATTATCATGCATTTAATATCGGTAGAAAAATGGTTGGCACAATAGAAAGATGTCTAGTAACCGGAATTTCTAAAAAAAATCCTGGTGAATTGCAAGCAAGAACTGAAAATAATAGAGTTGTGAACTTCCCTTCAAGTGCTAAATTGATAGGAGAATTCGTAGATATTGAAATAGTCGATCAATTAACCAACTGTTTGAGAGGTAAGATAAAAACTGAAACTAATTTATGCCAAAACTAAAATTTAAACTTCCCGCCATAGAATCTGAAAACCTTTCTTTGCTTTGTGGACCAGTAAACACAAATCTAAATCAAATTGAACAATCTCTCGAAGTAAAAATTAAAAGTAGAGGAAATAGCTTTTCTATTTCAGGAGAAAAGAATAACGTCATAAAAAGTAGATTAATAATTGAAGATTTAGCTACGTTGGCCAAATCTAGAGATTCGGTGAGTGCTGATGAAGTACACTTTTCCATCAGACGGGCATTAAATGGAGCTACCAAAGATAACAATGGACAAATTTTTGAATTAAAAAAAGAAAAAGATAAACTTAAAGAGTTAGCGAAGGATGGACTTAAGGTAGAGGAATCCCTACTTGACGAGAAAAAAGTGCGTGACAATTATAATACTGTCACAAACATGCTCCGTGATACAGGAATTAAGTCTACAATAATAAAGAAATACCTTCCAATTATGAATCAACTCATAAATAGGTATCTAAAGGAACTAGACTTCTATGTCTCTTTTGAACTCGATGAGAATTTCATGGAGACTATCAAATCTAGATTCAGAGATGAGTTCTCATACGCATCCTTCTCAGAAGGAGAGAAGATGAGAATAGACTTAGCACTCTTGTTTACATGGAGAACAATTGCTAAGATGAAGAACAGTGCCAATACTAATCTTCTTATCTTAGATGAAATCTTTGATAGTAGTTTAGATACATCTGGAACTGATGACTTCCTAAAGATTCTACACACTGTGTCAGACAAAACTAATGTGTTTGTTATCTCACACAAGACAGAATCATTACAAGATAAATTTGCATCTACTTTAAAGGTAGAGAAAAAACAAAACTTCTCAGTCATATCAAAGGAGGAATAATGAGAGTCCCTAATTGGCAGCATCATTCCAAGAAGGAACAGAAACGCCACCTCAAACCACAAGCACTACGTCAAGCAAGAAAACGACGTGGACAGTTATTAAAGTGTCTACTAAACCCTCCCAAGCGGAGGGTTTTGGAGTATCATAGGGGTATAAGATAAGAAAGTCCAATGAACGTCAACCACGAAATCAAATCACAACTCGCTAAATTACTTGCTACTGAAGACCTTATCGTCGAGCACAAGCATGTAGAGACAGCATCATTCAATGTCCATGATCGTGTACTTACACTACCTTGTTGGGAGAAAGCAAGTAGTCTAGTCTATGATTTACTTGTAGGACACGAAGTTGGCCACGCATTATTCACACCTGATGAGGAGTGGTGGGTAGATAATCAAATCTCACCAGGCATCGTGAATGTGGTTGAAGATGCTCGTATTGAGAAGTTAATGAAGCGTAAGTATGGTGGACTTGCAAAGTGCTTCTATCGTGGTTACAACGAGTTACACGAAGATGATTTCTTCAAGTTAGAAGATGAGAATGTAAATGAGATGACTCTACCTGATCGTATCAATCTTCACTTCAAGTTAGGTAACTTTGTTGATATTGATTTTTCTATTGAAGAGAAGCACTTTATTGCAAGAATCGATCAGTGTGAAACATTCCAAGATGTATTAGAAGTATCAAAAGATTTACATGATTTCTGTAAGGCAAATGATGAGAAGAGAAAGCAAGAGAAAGTAGATGACGCAGAACCACAAGGTATTCCATTTGGATCAGGTGATTCATCTGATAATAGTCCATCAGATTCACAAGAGGGAACAGATGAGAAAGATGGAGAATCAGAAGGTGGAGAGGTAAAAACAGAAGAGACTCAGACCAAAGGAGATACACCTCAAGAGCCAGCACAACTTCAAACTGGTGATTCTTCAAGTTCATTAGATGGTCAATCAAGTCTTGATGTAAAGACAGATAGATCACTTCAAGAGTCACTCAAGGATCTTATAGATCAAGATGATTACTACAGAGATACTAATTACATTGAGATTCCAAACATTGATCTTAAGAAAGTAATTGTTGAAAATTCAGATCTTCATTCAAGAATTGACAAAGAGTGGAAAGATTCACATCCTGATGAGTCTGTATTCAGATTTCCAGATAAGCAGTTCTTTGAGTTCAAAAAGTCTGCACAGAAAGAAGTCAACTATCTTGTCAAAGAGTTTGAGTGTAAGAAATCTGCTGATGCTTATGCTCGTGCATCAACTGCAAGAACTGGTATCCTAAACACAGGAGTTCTTCATACATACAAGTTTAATGAAGATCTATTCAAGAAGGTTACAGTATTACCTGATGGTAAGAATCACGGTCTAGTATTCATTCTTGATTGGTCTGGTTCAATGTCTCGTATTATGTTAGATACTTTGAAGCAGTTATATAATCTAATGTGGTTCTGTAAGAAAGTTCAGATTCCATTTGAGGTTTATGCATTCACTAGTTGCTATCCAAAGTTTGGTGGAGCAGATCCTTTATGTGAGGCCAAAGTTAATCAGTTTGATGTAGATAGGAATTTTTCATTACTCAATATGTTTACCAGTAAAACAAAAGGTAAGGTATTAGAAAAGCAAATGAAGACTATGTTCAGAATTGCAAGCACATTTACATATGGTAGATGTTATGATGAAATTAGATATAATGTTCCTTTAGGTCTAAATCTATCTGGAACACCATTACATGAGACTATGATTGCCTTACATCAGATTCTTCCATCTTTCCAAAAAGATAATGATGTACAAAAAGTTCAGTGTGTAATTCTAACTGATGGTGAAGGTCATCCACTTACATATCATAGTGAGCACGTTAGCCATTATGATCCTACTAAGACATATCTTGGATCTAACAATAGTGCAAGAAAGAATTGTTTCTTAAGATGTCGTAAAACTGGAAAGACTTATAACTTTGGAGAAGGTTGGTATGGTAGTGCTTCTTATACAGATGCATTCTTGAAGAATCTTCGTGACAAGTTTCCAAATATGAACTTCATCGGTATTCGTCTTTTGACCTCTGGAGATTCTTACAGTTTCTTAAGTACTCATCTTGATGGTACAGACCTTATCAATGCAAGAGTGGAATGGAGAAACACCAAGACCGCATCAATCAAGACTTCTGGATATCATACTTACTTTGGATTATCATCTAATGCTTTGAGCAATGACACAGAGTTTGAAGTTAAAGAAGATGCAACAAAGGCAGATATCAAGAGAGCATTTGCTAAGACTCTTAAAGGTAAAAAGATGAACAAAAAGATATTAAGTGAATTTATAGAATTGGTGGCATGATAAATACTTGGAAGAATTAATTTAAGAATCATGAGTCATTTTGGAGATTTAATTGGAGTATCTTCTCCAAAACCAAAACCCACAATTGTTGAACCAGAACCTGTTGTTGAGGAGAAGCCTCTTGATTTTGATAAGATGTCAAAATCTGAACTTGAGTTGTATGGTAGAACAATAGGGATTGAATTGGATCGTAGACATAGTAAAGTAAAATTAATTAAAGAACTCGAAGAAAAATTATCTGAATAAAAATGTCAAAATCTTACCACATCTACCTAGAAGATAAATGTTTGTTTAAGAATTTGAATCAAGAGGAGTTTGATGTTGTATGGAATAAAATATACAAGTCCTACTGGACAGAGGACTTAACTTACTCTTGTTGTGAAGGAGAAAAGGTAGAACAGATGGAATCCAGTTATTAAACTGTCACATTTGTTATAGATATTATATCTGAGTGCATTATAATAGGTGTAACAAAACAAATTACATCATGACAAAAAAAACATTTGCACCATTTGAACTTAAAATGACAGAACAGCAAGCAATCGATGGATTGAAAAGCACATACGGTAACGAATTTACTGCTGCTGATGTTCGTGCTTTTGCTGCAATGAACAATATTGGATACGCAACTGTAACTAAAAAAATCAAAAAGTTCAGAGTTAGTCCAGGCAAGTGGAATCTCACAGTAACTAAAAAGTCTGTAGAGAATATTGAGAAGTCTTTTCAATCTCCATCTGCGATGCCAGCTGCAGAGAAGAACTTAGTTCCACAAAAAGATGATACTTTTGTGAGGTTTGGTTCTTTCCAAGATGTCAAAAAAATTATTGCATCTAAATTATTCTATCCTACTTTCGTAACTGGTTTATCTGGTAACGGTAAGACATTTGGTATTGAGCAAGCATGTGCTCAGTTGGGTAGAGAAATTATCCGTGTAAACATTACTATTGAAACAGATGAAGATGATCTTATTGGCGGTTTCCGTCTTGTTGATGGTGCCACAGTATGGCATAACGGACCCGTTATCGAAGCACTCGAACGAGGTGCAATCTTGCTCCTTGACGAAATCGACCTTGCCTCTAACAAAATCCTCTGCCTTCAGAGCGTCCTTGAGGGAAATGGAATTTTCCTTAAGAAGATTGGCAGATTCGTTAGACCCGCCAGAGGATTCAACGTACTCGCCACCGCAAATACTAAGGGTAAAGGTTCAGACGACGGACGCTTTATTGGAACTAACGTGCTCAATGAAGCATTCCTTGAAAGATTCCCAGTTACCTTCGAGCAATCCTACCCCTCTCCCTCAGTAGAGAACAAAATCTTAGAAAAGATTGCTGCAACTCTTGGTGTTAATGATGCTGATTTCTGTAAGAGATTAGTTGATTGGGGTGACATTATTCGTAAGACATTCTACGATGGTGGTATCGAAGAGATCATCAGCACAAGAAGATTAGTTCACATCATTCGTGCATACGCAATCTTCAATAATAAGCAAAAGGCAATTCAAGTTTGTATCAACAGATTTGATGATGAGACAAAGCAATCATTCCTTGAGTTGTATGACAAAGTAGATGCTGACTTTGAAATGGATAAGAAAGAAGATGAGAACAATGAATCTATGGGTTAATTACAAAAAGATTCTGCACGAAACGCTCCCTCTCCACAATGGTGTAGGGAGCGTTTGGGCTACATGGGAGTCTAAAGGCACATACTTAACTGCAAAAACGTATACAACTCCATATATAATTAAGTCAAGAGAAGTAGAGATCTGGAATGAAAAATCTTGCATTTACAACAACATCATCTATCCTAAGACAGGCAGTAATCTTCCATGTTTTGGTATGGATCTTATGGGATTCTTTGACAAGAAGGTCATTATTGTCTTTGACTTCCAACATCCTGTAGAAAACTATTTGTTCTCTGTTGATGGTTTACCAAAACAAAATGGAGATATTCGTTTCTTTGAACCTGGTAATCATTTTTCAGAAAACATTTATGTGGTCAAGTGTACTATGGATGAGGTTGATGAACACCTTGAAATGTTTAAGAAATACTTGACAAAGTTTAAGGATATGGTAGAATTAAAGAAACCAACTGGAACAGATACCAGTTTATATAAGGACTTCGATGCATATATGACTAAACTTGATCCTGTCTCAGGATATCTGAGTGGTAAGTTTGGAAAAGAAAAAGCAGAAAGTCTAGTGAATGATTTTTTATTTTGCTATGGTTAATGCATGGAGTTTACTAGGTTCAATAGTAAACGGAACATTTGATAAGGACTATCCAATCATGAAGAAAAAAGAAGTTGATGAAAAAACAGGATTGTGGAAAGAACCAGATCCAGTAGAACATTCAGATGCTTATTACGATTATAAACGTAATGATCCTAATGCAGAAAATCCTTTTACTAATCCTAAAGACAAAGAAAGAGCAGAGAAGCTTGTAGATATGAGTGTTGGAGCAGGTAATACTGCTCATGAGAATGATGGTCTTGATTATGAAATTGATTATTACAATGATTCTGCTGATTACATGGCAGATATAGATGATCAACGAGCACATCATTTTATGAGTGCTAGCTCATCATATAACGATGGATGGACACAAGAGTACCATCAACAAGAATTAGAAAAAATGGATTTCCCAGATTTTTACGAACCAAAGAGAGCACACTTTTACAAATATCATGAAGAAGAGATTCTGAAAGATATTGAGGAGTATGTATCTTCAACATATCAGGGACATTATACAGGTAAGTCTCATGAGTATCGTAATGTTCAGACAATTGATTTAATGGCATCAAAAGAACTTGCTGCTGCCTTTTGTCAAGCAAACATACTTAAGTATGGTAGTAGATATGGAAATAAAGACGGAAAGAATAAGAAGGACTTGATGAAAGTCATACATTATGCTATGCTATTATTACACTTCGATAACCACTATGGCGAACCGTCAATGCCATCTGGAAATTTTGAACAAATGCCTTAAATGAATACAACTATGACACTATGTGATAACACCCTAATGGTTCTCAAGAACTTTGCGGGTATTAATAATTCAATTCTTGTAAAAAAAGGATCTAAACTTCGTACAATGTCAGTTGCGAAAAACATTCTCGCAGAAGCAGATATTAATGAAGACTTTCCTCGTGAATTTGGAATCTATGATTTGAATCAATTTTTAAATGGATTAAGTCTACATCAAGATCCTAATCTAGATTTTAGTGAAGATACATATCTAACGATTCGGGAAGGAAAACGTAGAGTAAAGTATTTCTTTGCTGATCCTCAAGTTATTGTAACTCCTCCAGAAAAAGAAATAGATCTTCCAACAAAAGATGTATGTTTTCAAATAGAAAGCGTTACACTAGATAAATTACTCAAGGCAGCTGCCGTATATCAACTTCCAGATTTATCTGCTGTTGGTAAAGATGGAGTAATTAAGTTAGTTGTTCGTGATAAGAAAAATGATACCTCTAATGAATTTGCTATTGTTGTAGGTGAAACTGACAAGGATTTTGTTTTTAATTTTAAAGTTGAAAATATAAAAATTATACCTGGTGCTTATGATATAGTAATTTCATCTAAATTATTATCAAAGTTTACTAACACTAATATAAGTTTAGTTTACTACATAGCATTAGAACCTGATTCTGTTTTTAATTAATGATTTTTTCAGCATGTCCACCAGTATATACTTTACCTGGTACTTGGAGTGATCCAGAAAAGATTGCTAAGTGTACTGATACACTGATTCCACATTTTACATTTAATCCTGATTATACTTTTGGTATATCAATCGCAGTAATTACTATTATGTTAGCAGGTTATGGTGTATATAAAGGATTTTTTGCAAATAAAAATTTAGCAGATCCTTGGGACGATCATGACGATTAATTTTAAAAAAACCCATGAATAATATTGGATTAGAAGTTGTCTTTTGGACAATACTAGCACTTTATCTTTTAACAAAATTAGGTGTATTTAAAAAGAAATGAAGTATCATTTATATGATCAGAATCATACCCATCAGGGTACTTTTGAATCTGTAGAAAAATTAAGAAACTTTTTGTGTGATCGAAAATATAACACAAATTGTGATTTTGATTTATCTTGTACATTTGATTATATTAAATCTATAAAATGGTATTTTGACATAGAGGAATGAAATTAGGATTAGTGGCAATTATTTTTATAGTATTTTTACATTTAATAGGTATATCAGTGTCAGAATTTCACACAAATCCAAATGACAATGAAATTTTATGGAGAGATGAATGAAACTTACACAAGAACTGATTGATAAGATACAAGAAGCTATGCTTCATACGAATCTAAAAGGTGAAATAAACTGGAAAGACAGTGATGAGATAGAAGTTAATTTAGCAGGAACTTTCGCAAAGGATAAATTTATTGTAATTAAAAATAAAACGAAAGACCCAGTAGTATCTGCTGCACCACATCCTGACTTTGATTATGAAAAGAAGGAGTGGAAGAAATGAAAATAGATAAACATCATAACCCATATGATGATTTAGAAAATACTTTAATAATTGAACTTGAAGGTATTGCAAAACAATTAGGTGGAAAAATGTCTAAATCAACACGTCACGATTACACTGGAAGAAATAGCAAGATAATTACTATTGAGTATGATATAACAGAATCATAGTATGTCAGATTTTATTCAACGTCACATAGGACCTACAACAAAAGAACAGACTCAAATGTTAAATGATTTGGGTCTTTCTACTATAGAAGAGTTAGTAAGAGAGGTGGTGCCAACTTCGATCTTACTTCGTGGAGATGATAATTTACCAGAACCTTGTAGTGAACAACAAGCACTTGATGAATTAAAAGAAATATCAAAATATAATGTTGTTAGAAGAACGTTGATTGGTCAAGGATATTATGGAACAATTACACCATCAGTGATACTTAGAAATGTATTTGAAAATCCTGCTTGGTATACATCTTATACACCATATCAGGCAGAGATATCTCAGGGAAGATTAGAAGCATTATTTAATTATCAAACACTTATCACAGAACTTACTGGATTACCAGTTGCAAACGCATCTTTATTAGATGAGGGCACTGCAGCTGCAGAAGCAATGTTACTTGCTCATAGTCAAAGTAAGAAAAAAGATTTTATAGTTGATGATAAAATATTTCCACAAACATTAGAAGTATTACGGACAAGAGCAGAACCATTAGGTATTAATATAATAAAAGTTGATTTAGATAAACTTGTTGATTTAGAATCATTAGAAAATTCATTTGGTCTCATCATTCAATATCCAAATAATCATGGAGCATTAAAGTGTCATGATGGATTTTTAAGATGTGCCGAAGCATATAAGTGTATAAAAATTGCAGTTGTAGATCCCTTGTGTCAAGTGTTAATGAAACCTGTCGGAGAGATGGGATTTGATATAGCAGTTGGTAGTATGCAAAGGTTTGGGATACCTATGGGTTTTGGAGG